TTATAACGTAACTCCACCGTTAAGAGGATTCAGTGCGACGGCGTTCTGCAGGTAGTCAGGCGCAAGGTGCGCGTAGGCCATCGTCTGCTGAATGCTCGCATGCCCGAGAATCTGCTGCAGCGCAATTATGTTGCCCCCGTTCATCATGAAATGACTTGCGAATGTATGTCGCAGAATGTGGGTTGCCTGATTGGGTGGTATATCAGGCTTTACTCTGCGTAAAATCCCGCAAAACCTCTCATAATCGACCTTGAACAATTTAGCGCTGGCCTCCTCTTTAATTTTCTTCTCCAGTTCCTCAGAAATCGGTACAGTTCGCTTTTTACCGTTTTTGGTTTTCAAAAAGGTAACCCTGCAGCTTATTATCTGTGCTGGTTTCAGCGTGGCAACTTCCGTCCATCTTCCGCCGGTGCTCAGGCACAAAAGCGCGACCAGTAAATCATCACCAACCAAAACATTTAACAGTTTTTCGATTTCTGATTTTTCCAGAAACGTCATTTCCGGGTTGGCCTCCGCCAGCGGCGGCAGTCCGTGAATCGGGTGTTGCCCGGAAAATTCATCCAACTGAATTAACTTGGTGAACATGCCTGATAATCGGTACATGTCACGGTTTATTGTCGCGGCGCTTATGCCATCACGCAGGCGCGTAGAACGATAATCCATCAGAGCTCTTTTGCTCATCCGACTCACCGGCATATCACCTATGCCGCTGATAGTTTTGAGCAGGTGGTTAAACTCTTTTGTGCCGTGCTCGTGGTTTTGTCCGTGATACTTCCACCAGACGTCCAGCAATTCCGTTAACGTTCGACGGTCTGCTCGCTGACCTGCCCATTCTTTCTGGCTGGCATTGGCGATTGTGTATCGCTCAAATGCTACTGCCTCAGCCTTTCTTTCAAACTTCCTGCGGATGCGTTTTCCGTCGCGGCCGCGAGGTCTAATGTCCACTTCATAGCGACCATCATCGAGCTTCTTAATTGCCATAAGAAAGCCCTCCGGCGCTGCATTCACCATCTTGGTAACAAATGGTGAAAATATAATTTTTGTAGAGTGTTAACCAGTCTGTTTCTCGGAGTGGTCTGATTCCGTTGATTCTTGCCCAATGTGTGCGAAAGCCGGTGCTATTTGACCAGCTTGCGGGGCTGTTTTATCTGTCATCAACCAAAGTGCATATTTCTGAAATTGGGGGTGAGTCGTAATCTTGAGCAGGGCGTTTCCTCCGGGTTCGAAATTGCCTGTTTCATATTTTTTTAACGTACTCAGTGGCAAGTCAATGATTTTGCAAAACTTAGCCTGACTTAACCCCTCAGCTTCCCTTAAGGCTTTCACCTTCTCGCTTAATTTCATTTGACATGGAACCTATATGTGTCCTAAATTTCCCGCAAATGGAACCTATATGTATACCATTTTGGGCGTGAGTCCAGCCTGTCAGGAACGTTCCTGAACGGTTTTGAAAGGGCTGGATCCGACAAGATTAGCACGAGAGGTGTTTTATGGACGCAAATAACTATGTGATTCAGTACCCGATTGACGCAGTACATCCTGATAAATTCGCCGAGTTGCTTGGAAAGCCGCGTACTGCGGTTGTTGAAATGCTGAAAGCTAACAAGCTGCCGATTGTTGAGTTTCGCGATCCATCTAAACCGAATGCTCGCGCAGGCGACAAGCTAGTTTTCATTCCTGAGTTCAATCGTGGTGTGCGTGAAGCGTTCTACAACCGACCGGTAGAACAGCGTGACGCGTGGCTGCTTTGGATGGGGCTTTGATTATGAATGAGCCTCGTTGCATTGCTCAGTTATTGCGTAACGAGAGCCCGAGGGCGATGGATTTCACTATTACCCACGGCAGAGGGCGCAAGGGCATCATCATCTGCACCAAAAAACAGAGCGTTATTAGCGCCGTTTTTGCTTTTCTGAAATCCCGGAGGTTCTGGAAATGCCTGTGATGACACTTGGTATCGTGGAGAAACAGCCTGCAGCTCTGCGCGGTCTGATTGGTAAATATCTGGCCGCGCCTCGCTGGCAGGATAGTTGCGATTTTTACAATCAGATGATGGAACGTGAGCTACTGACCGTTTGTTTTCATGCTCAGTTAAAGCAGCGTCACGCGACGATGCGTTTTGAAGAAATGAACGATGTAGACCGCGAGCGATTGGTTTGCGCTATTGATGAGCTGCGTGCTGCATTTTCCAGACGTCGACAGGTTGGCGCGAGCGAGTATGCGTATATTAGTTTTTTGACGGTCAGCCAACGTCGCACTTTGTTTATGCATGCCGGATTAACTGAAAAAGAATTTAATCAGCCTTACTGGCGTATTAATGAAGATTCCTGTTATTGGCGTGATGCCTTATTTCGTGCATTGCGAGAGCTTTTTAATTTATTTGAATATGCACCAACAATATTAACCTCGGTAAAGCCTGAGCAATATCTGCATTAAATAAACAACCGTAGTTTTTTACGCACTTAATTGTGCGGGACTTCTTTTTGTCTGGAGAAAGTCATGCATACAGTAACAGGAAAGCAGAGCGGTAACTTCTTATTAGTGCTGCAACAGGCACGAGCCGAAGCGCAGGCAGATGCGGCGACGCGCTTTTCCTCTCATCTGGATAGTTTAATCCGTCATATAGCTGGCGCTGAGTTATCGCGCGTGGAGATAGTCGAGTTACTCAGTCAGGAATCCATCAAGTTTCATAATATCGGCCTTTCTCGTGGGGACTCTCTTTAATGTCTCTGATGCAATCCGTATTACTTAATAACTGGCTAAAGATTGCGGTTATGAAAAACGGTGAATTATCGCTTGCTGACATTAAGCGCGATAAAGAAACCGGAGCGATGACGGAATCAACCATCGCTATTTATTCGAGTGAATTAAACCTCCTGACGGATGTGGTCAATTTGCTTGTGAAACGCGCCGTTTTTCATAAGCAAATCACCACCGTAGATGAATTATCGAAATTAACTATCGAGCTAACCGGTTACTGCGCCGGTGAGTTTAAAAAACTGAACAGAGAGAGGAGCTAAATCAATGCCGGATTATATGGATCACATTCAGGAGCGACAGACGGAATCACTGACTCGCCAGATTAACGCCGCTCGGGTGAAACCGTGCGGCGCTGCTGCATTGGTTTGCGAAGAATGTGACGCACCAATCCCTGCCGACCGCCGTGCGGCATATCCGTCGGCGACACGCTGTGTCTACTGTCAGTCAGCGCTTGAATCAAAAGCTAAACACTTTCGGGGGCAGGCATGAGCATTCGTATCGAGATTGGCGAGCGCTATGTCGTCACAAGTGACCGTTTTCAGTTCATTTTGCAGGAGAAAAAGACCGCTAAAACAGGGAAGAATGCCGGTAAAGAGTGGCTGGATGTTGTCGGCTATTACCACAAATTAAACCAGCTCGTTTCCGGTCTGATTCATCACGATATTTTGAGCGGTAGTGCTGTCTCATTTGAGGAATTGAGCGCTCAGGTTGAGCTACTCGGTCAGCAGTGTTTAAGGGCTTTTGACACAAATGGCCGTTGAAATTCGGGGGCGTTCTGCCCCTACACCGCCACCACCATTTGCAAAAAGCACCGGCAAAGAGTTTGCCGGTGTTTACTCATGGAACGCGCCGCGTGAGGCTATTGGGCGTGAGAGACCCCTTACACGTGACGAGCTGCGTCAGGTGCAAGGGGTTTTATCTAAAATTGACCGCCTACCTTACTTTTTAAGTTCTCTGTTTACTTCGCGCTATGAATATATCAGGCGCAACAAAAGCCCTGTGCATGGGCTGTATTTCCTCAAGTCGACATTTCTGCGCCGGTTGTGGCCGCGCATTGAGCGGGTTAATCAGCGTAACGAAATGAATATAGAGGCGTCGCTGCTGTTTCTTGCTGAAAGTGAGAATTACGCGCGCCTGCCGGGGATGAACGATAAAGAGCTGAAAAAATTTGCGTCTCGTATCGCCTCTCAGCTTTTCATCATGTACGAGGAGTTAAGCGACGCATGGGCTGAGGCGCACGGTGGCAAAGAGTCGCTTTTTACCGATGAGGCTCAGGCGCACCTGTACGGTCATGTTGCTGGCGCAGCTCGTGCTTTTAATGTTGCCCCGCTTTTCTGGAAGAAATACCGCAAAGGCCAGATGACAATCCGACAGGCATTTTCCGCCGTCGCTCGCCTGATTAACGATGAATGGTGGACTAACCAGTTTAAGGCGCAGCGCATGCGCTGGCATGAAGCGCTGCTGATTGCTGCAGGCGAGGTGAATAAAGACCGCTCGCCGTATGCCAGTAAAAACGCCATCCGTGATGTGCATGCACGCCGCCTGGCAAATCTTGAATACCTGAAATCCTGCGAGCTGGAAAACAAAGTTACCGGCGAACGTATCGACCTTATCAGCAAAGTGATGGGGAGTATTTCCAATCCTGAAATTCGCCGCATGGAGCTGATGAACACCATTGCGGGGATTGAGCGTTATGCCGCTGCTGAGGGTGATGTCGGTATGTTTATCACGCTGACTGCACCGTCGAAGTATCACCCGACTCGTCAGGTCGGGAAGGGTAAAGATAAGACTGTACAGCTTAATCATGGCTGGAATGGTGAGGCTTACACACCGAAGGATGCGCAGCGTTATCTTTGCCGTATCTGGAGCCTGATGCGTACCGCTTTCAAAGATAATGATTTGCAGGTTTACGGTATGCGCGTCGTCGAGCCGCACCATGACGGGACGCCGCACTGGCACATGATGCTGTTTTGCAAGCGCCAGCAGCGCAAAGAAATCACCGAAATTATGCGTCGTTATGCTCTCAAAGAGGATGGCGACGAGCGCGGTGCTGCTCGCAACCGCTTTCAGGCTAAGCACCTGAACAAAGGCGGTGCGGCCGGGTACATCGCGAAATACATCGCCAAAAATATCGACGGTTACGCGCTAGATGGCGAGCTCGATAAAGATACCGGCAAACCGCTCAAAGATACCGCCGCCGCTGTTACTGCATGGGCGTCAACGTGGCGAATCCCTCAGTTTAAGCCGATTGGACTGCCGACGATGGGCGCTTACCGTGAGCTGCGCAAGCTGCCTCGCGGGGTCAGTATTGCTGATGAGTTTGACGAGCGTGTCGAAGCAGCACGCGCCGCGGCTGATGGCGGTGATTTCGACATGTATATCACTGCTCAGGGCGGCGCAAATGTCCCGCGCGACGGTCAGACCGTCAGGGTCGCCCGTAGCGTCAGTGATGAGGTTAACGACTACGAAGAAGATATCGAGAGGGTGGTCGGTATTTACGCGCCTCACCTCGGCGCGCGTCACGTTCACATTACCCGGTCATCAGAATGGCGCATCGTTCCAAAGGTTTTGGCCGTTGAGCCTTTGACCTTAAAAAGCGGCATCGCCGCGCCTCGGAGTCCTGTCAATAACTGTGGAAAGCTCACCGGCTGTGATGCTCCAGTTATGACCACCACACCGTCTGAGCATGCCTCAGCGGTGCTAAATCTCGTTGGTGACGGGGTTATCGCATGGGATGACCCCGAAGTCGTGACGGCGCTCAGGGGGGCATTAAAACACGACGCGCCGCAGCAAAATCGCCAGCAAAGAAGCGGTGAGCCATTAAAACCGCGTGACGTCGCCCCATCGGGCAGGCTGACAAAATCCGAACGCGCACAAATACCGCGCATCCGCTTTGACCTTGCGCAGCATGGTATTAACCCGAAACGCTGGGAGCTTGAGGCGCTGGCGCGTGGTGCGACCGTGACATACGACGGACAGAAATTCACATATCCGGTCGCTGATGAGTGGCCGGGATTCTCAACAAATCAACAATGGTGATTGAAATGGCTGATTTTGCATCGACAAATAGAACCGCTAGTTTTGAGGAATGGCACGAGCAATTAGTGGATTATGCAGAGCTGCGCGGCGGTAGTGCTTCTGACGCGGATGCGTGGAGAGAAGATTATGATTCTGGCCGAAGTGTTGCGGATGCTTGGCATGATGCTTGGGGGGATGACTGATGCATGTCATTCGAGGTGAAATACCGCAGCACCAGACCAAAAATATTAAGTTAATGGCTATCGTTCATCGCCTACAGCAGATAATGGTCAATGAGAACCTGACACCCGCCGAACTGGTTGGGTGTGCCGAAATAGTCAGGGACAATTACGGCAGGCTGTACGATATCAGCAATCCGAAAATTGATGCGTTCACACCGGCGAAAGGCCCGATTATTCCGCCACCACGTCGACCATAGAAAACGCCGCCGGTGCTGAAACTTGTTTTCAGTGCTGGCGGGGTTGAACAACGAGCCCTGCGAGGCGTTAGCTGGTTACCAGATTGACACCGAGGGTCAGCAGGTTTGTCACCGCACCGGCAATTACCCCCGGCGTCCCGTCTTTCACTGCACTGATAATTTTATCACCCATCGTTTCATTACCACCGAGCGCCTCGGGCTTTTTGTTGAGCACGGCGAGTGCTTTCTCGGTCAGGCGCACATCCCGAAAATAGGTCTGATGGTCTGTTTCATACTGGATGTAGCCATTTTCACTTAAAAAAGTGAATGTACCCTCAACCACACTACGCAACTGATTCAGTGCTTTCATTTCTGGTGAGTTAAGTTGGTCAAAGTAGTCATCAGCTAGCGCGGCGTTAAATTTTTCGTAGGTGATGACCTGTGGCACCGGGAAGTTATCCCATAGCACCGCAAAAACTTCCGCCGTCTGCTGGTTAAATAATTCGAGGTTTTTGGACATGCATAATTCCCTTTCATCAATAGACCCGTTTGCCGATTGGGCAAAAAAGCTGACTGTAATGGCTTCAAATAACGACCTGAGTTCTCGCGAGGTGGAAAGCTACACCGCAAAAATGGTCGAGCAAGCCAGCAAAGATGAGCTTACGGTCGTTATCAAACACCTGTTAAACCACATCAGAATGCACAAATAAAAGGATCTATATCAATATGTTATCTCTCGTTTATGAAAATCCGTGGACGACAATTTTTCTGCTGATTGTTGCCAGCATGTGCCTCAATAGTGTTATTGGCGCATTGCGCGGCCAGTAATCGCGACAAAACCCGACCCAAACCGGCACCGTGAATGCCGGTTTTTTTATGCCATTTTTCCGCGATTTCCCCGTTTTTTAGCCGTGCATGCAACAGGTGCATGGTTTTGCATGCGTCGTGGTTGCCCGTTCTGGCCGTGCGCCGCCAGAGCTGGCGCGGATCCAGAGTGGTCATGCAACTGCATTAAAACCGACCCATAAAGCGGGCAGGCGTGGCGGGGAAAGCATTGCGCGCCAGTAGTGGTGCGTAATAATAAAAATTATCGTCTGAGCGCGTCGTGATGGCGCTGTCGTGGTCGCTGTCGGTTCGTTGGTGGTCGGGTGTGGTCGTGCGCGCGTGGCGCGTCTGAGGCGTGATGGTGGCAGGGTGTGAAAAAGCCGCCATGCTGGCGGCTTGAAGGGGGATTATTCCGGGTTGTCGAGCGTGTACTCTTTGAACCTGATGACTTCCATGCCGAGCCAGTCGTTTACCTCCCTGAACCTGTCCTGTAGCGGCGACAGCTCGTTACGCACGAATACCTTTGCCACCTTCTCAACGTCACCGAGTGAGCCGATATTCTCAGGCTTGCCGCCCATAAGCTGGAACGGCACGCGGTGCGCGTCCATCAGGTCGGCGGCGCTGGCTTTCTTGATATTGAAAAAGTCATCTTTTGTGGCGACCTCGCTCAGTGGCACGATTTTTATGCCGTCCGGTTTTCCGCCGGGGGCGTAGAAAAACAGGTTCTTAAAGTTGCCGAGCCCTTTCGAGTTGCGCATCGCCTCGCGCAGCGATTCGACGTCGGTCGCGCTCTGCGCCGGGTCGGTCACATACATGATGTAACCCGCGTGCGCGCCGTTCTGGTAATACTTGCGGCGGAACAGCGTCGCGGATTCATTCAGCCAGGCGGAATTAAGCGCGCTGAGATATTCGGGCAGGCCGTAAATCTCCTGATTAATATCGGGCTCCAGCAGGTGAAACACGGTATCAGGCGCGAACTCATGCGGTAGAGTGAAGTTTTCCACAAACCAGAAAATCGAATCATCGACCCCGCGTCGGGTGTATTTTGCCGGTGAGGCCAGTAGCTTGATTAACTGGCCGGTGACGCTGTGGCGCTGCTCAAGAAAGGCGTTGCCGAATACCAGATAGTCGAGCGCAAAGCGGCTGAAATCCTGACGGGACAGCAGCGGGTGCGGAATGTAGGTGCTCGCGAGCACGTTGCGCTTAACGTAAATCGGTGAGCTGTGATGTACAGCAGAGCGCAGGCTCTTTGCCAGCCCGGAGAAACTGACCGGCGGCTCGTACCATTTGCCATTACTGATGCACTCGACGTAATCCAGAATGTCGCGCTTATCGAGTACCGGCACCGGCTCGCCAAAGGTGAACGCCTCCATTTTTTGCGGGGCGCTGGCGGTCATGGCAACTTGTTTGCGTGGCTTGCGCTTGCTCATGCTGCCACCTCACCCGCTGCAACAGCGAAAGACCAGTCGCAGCCAAACAGCAGCCGATAATCATCGTCGCTGTATTCGTGTTTAATTTCCTCGGGCGCAAAGAGATTGCACCCGCGCTGGCATGCTGCATCCAGAGTGACCGACTGACGCCAGACACCATCTGTGCAAAATACGCTGTCGCCGGTATTGATGAGTGGTGACGGTCGATGCCTGCGGGTTGTGCCGTTCCATACCCGGAACGCGTCATGATTATCAGAGGGCGAGGTGAACATCGTCAGGCTGTGGCGCTTATGACAGGCGATACCCGCCGCGACTTTTGCCGCACTTAGCGGGTTATTGAACCATGCGAACTCATCAAGGTAGACGTTACCGGCCAGCGCGGCGCAATGGGATTCCTCGCCGACAAAGCTGATAACCGCACCGCCGTCGAGCTGCAGGTTGTGGCCGTTGCTCGTCAGACGGACGCCGACGCGCGCCGAAAGGTTGCTCATGTACATCAGCGCCACCCGCGCATGCTCAATAGTGTGAGCAAACCAGACCTGATTATCGCCTGTTGTCAGCGCATCGTGCAGCGCCTCACGGCTAAAGACTTGCGTTGCGCCAATCTGGCGCGATTTGGTGATGCTGCGGTCGATATTGAGCTTCCCGACCCGCAACCATGTTGCCTGATAGTCAAAGCTGTCATTGTGCAGAATATCGGCCATTGCCTGAATCTGGCTTTGTGAGAAAACGTTATTTTTCATTAATTAAACTCCAGAATAGATTTAGGCTGCATGCCGCTACCGGCGGAAAGCGGTTCGTTTAACAGGGCGTGCATGGTCGCCCATGCGATATCGGCGTGACTGGCTTCCTCGGTGCGGCTGGCCTCGTAGGTGGCGCTGCGCCCGCTGCTGGTCATGGTTTTGCGGATGGACATAAACGACTGCGTGACGTCGGTCGCCCCGGCGTCGTACTCCAGACAGCCGCGGCGAATGGTATCTTTTGCCTTGAGCACCATCGCGGTTTTCATTTCGGGCGTGTAACGGATGCCGCGTGCCGCCGGGTAGAATGAGCGCACCAACTGGAACACGCCGAGACCGAGGCCGGTTGCGTCAATGCCGATGTATTCGACGTTGTATTTCTCGGTCAGCTTGCGGATGCCCTCTGCCTGTGCGGCAAAGTCCATGCCTTTCCACTGGTGACGCTCCAGCATGCGGAACTTGCCACCAGAGACCACCGGCGGCGCGACCGCGATGGTCCCGGCGCTGTCGCCGGTGTGTGACGGGTCGTAGCCAATCCAGACAGGTCGCGAGCCGAAAGGATGGTCGGCGAACGGGGCAAAGTCCTCCCATTCTTCCATCACGTCGACCATGCAGCGCTGCAGCTCCTCGAACGGAAATACCGACGCTTTATCGTCGACAAACTCGCACATAAAGAGGTTATTAAAGTCCTCATCACTGTTTTCGCGTTTGAGCTGGTCGAGGTCGAACAGGGTGCAGCCACCGGCAAGGGCGTCCTCAATGGTGACAATCTGCCGCCACTGGCCATCGTCGCAGAGCTGGCCACCGGCGAGCGCGTTGTGACTGATGTCGATTTCGATGCGGTCGGCAATACGACTGCGCCCCTTGTTGAACAGCTCGCCAGACCAGAAGGGGTAAGCGCCGTGCGCCAGCGTGGACGGTGTCGAAAAGTAGGTTGAGCGCAGGTGCTTCTGCGAGGCCATGCCCGAGGCGACTTTGCGCAGCTTCTGAAAATTCGGGATCCAGAATATTTCATCGACATACAGGTCGCCGTTATGGCTCTGCGCGGTGTTGGAATTGGTACCGAGAAAAATCAGCTTTGCGCCGTTGTTGCCGATGACAATCGGGTCGCCCGTCAGGTCGACGTCGACCAGTCGCGCAAACTGGATGATGTATTCACGGAACACGTAAGCCTGCGTTTTACTGGCCGACAGAAAGATTTGGTTATGGCCGGTCTTGAGCGCGCGCAGCAGCGCCTCGCGGGAGAAATAGAACGTCGCGCCAATCTGGCGGGATTTGAGAATGTCGCGAATACGGTGCGCCAGTCCTGCGCGGTACCACTGCAACTGGTACTCGAAAGACTGGTCGAAAAATAATTCCTCCAGTTTTTCGATAGCCTCGTCGCTGAAAAAGTTCTTTTTCGGCTTCTTACGCTCGCCCTTGTTACGGTTGGCGACATTGGGGTTAAGGTCGACCTCGTTGCCGGTCTGGCTGTAGCGGTTAACCCGCGCCAGTCGCTCAATCTGTCGCCCGAGCAGGTCAATCTCTTTGAAGTCGCCGCCTGACTTTTGCGGCTTGGCGATGAGCTGAATCAGACGCGCCTCAAGGCTGCTTTCGACGCGGGAAATCGGTGCGATGCCGTCCCAGCCGTCACGCTGTTTCCAGCTCTGCACGGTCGGGCGCTTGACCTGCAGCATTTCGGCAATCTGTGGCACGGAAAAACCCTGCCAGTAAAGCAGCGATGCCTGCCGTCGCGGGTCATGCAACAAGGTTGTATCGGTGGAAATGGTCATTGATGCCTCGCCGTAGTGGGTTTAGGGCAAGGCTACTTAATGGCCGTCAGTGATTCGCTAAGGTGCTGTTGTGTGGGCGGTTGTCCAGTCGTCATTGGTGGTCTGGCGCGTCCTGAGTCTGGAAACTGGCGGTGACCAGTAACCCAACATCAGGACTCCTGACAATGGCAAAAAAAGTCTCAAAATTCTTTCGCATCGGCGTCGAGGGTGACACCTGCGACGGGCGTATTCTCAGTGGCGGTGATATTCGGGAAATGGCCGAAACCTATGACCCGCGCGTCTACGGTTGCCGCATCAATCTCGAGCACATTCGCGGTCTGCTGCCCGATGGCGTATTCAAGCGCTATGGCGATGTGGCCGAGCTGAAAGCCGAGCAAATTGACGACGACTCTGCGCTTAACGGTAAATGGGCGTTGTTTTCCAAAATTTCCCCGACCGATGACCTTATCGCGCTCAATAAAGCCGGTCAGAAGGTCTACACCTCAATGGAAATTCAGCCGAATTTTGCCAATACCGGCAAATGCTACCTCGTCGGCCTTGCTGTCACCGATGACCCGGCGAGCCTCGGCACTGAATACCTCGAATTTTGCCGGAACGCGAAGCACAACCCGCTGCAGCGCTTTAAGGCCAACCCTGAAAACGTCTTTTCCGTAGCCACTCTGGCCGAGCTGGAATTTGAAGACGTTCCCGACACGGTGCTCAACAGCCTGGCCGATAAGGTGAAAGCCATTTTCAGCCGCAAGCAGGTCAGCGACGATGCGCGCCTGAATGATGTGCATGAAGCGGTGACCGCCGTCAGCGAGCATGTGCAGACCAACCTGACCAGACAGGAGGAGCGCCTTTCCGGTATGGAAGCCGCGTTTGCCTCTTTCAAACAGGAAATGACCGGCAAGGTTGAAGAAACCAGCCAGGCATTTTCTGCCCTGAAAACCACCCTCGACAAAACCGAAAGTTTCAGCCAGCCGCGACGCACGAAAGCCAGCGGCGGTGGTGGCGATGAGCTGCTGACCGACTGCTGATAAACCGCAGACCGAAACCGGGCGGCAACCCCGCCCGATGCTGTGACTAACCGATTAATTCAAACAGGAAATACTATGCGTCAGGAAACCCGTTTTAAGTTCAATGCCTATCTGACCCAGCTCGCCAAACTGAACGGTATCAGCGTTGATGACGTCAGTAAAAAATTCACCGTCGAGCCGTCCGTCACGCAAACGCTGATGAACACCGTGCAGGCGTCATCCGCATTTTTGCAGACGATTAACATTCTGCCGGTAGCAGAAATGAAGGGAGAGAAAATCGGCGTCGGTGTGACCGGCACCATCGCCAGCACGACCGACACCTCGGGCGACAAAGAGCGTCAGACCGCAGATTTCACCGCGCTTGAGTCCAACAAGTACGAGTGCAATCAGATTAACTTTGACTTCCATCTGACCTACAAACGCCTCGACCTGTGGGCACGTTTTCAGGACTTCCAGCGCCGCATTCGCGATGCCATCGTCCAGCGTCAGGCACTGGATTTCATCATGGCCGGGTTCAACGGTACCACCCGCGCTGATACCTCAGACCGCAGCAAAAACCCGATGCTGCAGGATGTGGCCGTCGGCTGGCTGCAGAAGTACCGCAACGAAGCCCCGGCGCGCGTGATGAGCAACATCACCGACGCTGACGGTAAGGTCGTTTCGGCGGTGATTCGCGTCGGTAAGAACGGCGACTATGAGAACCTCGACGCGCTGGTGATGGATGGTACCAACACCCTGATTGACGAGATTTATCAGGATGACCCGAAACTCGTTGCCATCGTTGGCCGTAAGCTGCTGGCCGACAAATATTTCCCGCTGGTCAACAAACAGCAGGAAAACACTGAGTCGCTCGCGGCGGATATCATCATCAGCCAGAAGCGCATCGGCAACCTGCCAGCCGTGCGCGTGCCGTACTTCCCGGCAAATGCGGTATTCGTGACCACGCTGGAAAACCTCTCTATCTACTTCATGGATGAGAGTCACCGCCGCAGCATTGATGAGAACCCGAAAAAAGACCGCGTGGAAAACTACGAGTCGATGAACATCGACTATGTGGTCGAGGCGTATGCCGCCGGGTGCCTGCTGGAAAACATCACCCTGGGCGATTTCACCGCACCTGCAGCACCGGAAAGCGGAGAGTAAGCCCATGACGAGCCCCGCACAGCGTCACATGATGCGGGTCTCGGCCTCTCAAGCCGCGCAGCGGGAACAAGCCCCGCTGCGCCATGCAACCGCCTACGAGCAGATGCTGGTAAAGCTGGCCGATGACCGCCGCACGTTAAAAACCATTCGTTCAAACGAACTGAAAGCCGCGAAAAAGCGTGAGCTGTTGCCGTTCTATGCGCCGTGGGTCGCCGGTGTGCTGGCTGATGGCCGTGGTGCGCAGGACGACATTCTGATGACCGTCATGCTGTGGCGTCTCGATGCCGGTGACGTTGCTGGCGCGCTGGAGATTGCGCCATACGCGCTGAAATACGGCCTCACCTCTGACCATCGACGCACCACGCCTTACATGCTGGTTGAGGAGGTGGCGCTTGCCGCGCTGCGCCTGCGCGATGCCGGTGAGCCTGTAGACCTCGCATTACTGCTGACCACCCTCAGCCTGACCGACGGTGCTGACGTTCCCGATATGGTGCGCGCCCGTCTGCATAAGGTGACCGGCCTGACCCTGCGCGATGCCGGTCAGAGCGCCGAAGCGCTGGCGCAGTTTCAGCGCGCGATGCAGCTCGACCGCAATGCCGGTGTGCGCAAAGAGATTGAGCGACTGGAGCGGGCATTGAAGCCAAAACCAGAGGCAGCACCCCGTAAAACGACTAAACCGCGCACGCGCAAACCTGCCACCAGACCGGCGGCAAAGCGCGGGCGTCCACCAAAGGCGGTAAAAACCGCCGGTTAACTGAACGCTCCCCGAGCCGGGCGGCACGCCGGTCAAAGCGGGTTTTGACCCTGACGGCGACCGGCGTCCACCGCCCAACCTAATGAGGTTGTCATGACGACAGTAATACTGAATCAGCCCGACGAACCGCAGGACGTACCGGGCGTGGTGATTCCCGCACCGGAGACGGGCGACGCAGTGATTAAAAATACGTTCTTTTTCCCTGATGTGGATCCGAAGCGCGTGCGCGAGCTGATGCGCCTTGAGCAGACGGTTTCCGATGCGCGCCTGCGCAACGCCATTAAGACCGGCATGGCGGAAACCAATGCAGAGCTCTACGACTACCGGCTGCGCCAGATTGCCGCAGGGTTTAAGCAACTGGCCGACGTGCCTGACGCTGAGGAAATCGACGGTGAGAATGTGCGCATTTTCCATTACCTCAGCGCCGTGACGGCGATGGCGACCGCCACCCTGTATGAGCGTTATCGCGGCGTTGAGGCCACCGGCAAGGGTGACAAAAAAGCCGACAGCGTCGAAACCACCATTGATGACCTGTGGCGGGATATGCGCTGGTCGGTCTCGCGCCTGCAGGATAAGCCGCGCTGCATAGTGGGTCAGCTCTGATGAAAGTCTGGGCGATGCAGGGCGACACCCTCGACGCGCTTTGCGCCCGGTATTACGGGCGCACTGAGGGCGTGGTTGAGTCGGTGCTGCAGGCCAACCCCGGTCTGTCTGAGCTGGGCGTCATTCTGCCGCATGGCACGGCGATTGACCTGCCCGACGTTGAAACCTCACCCACGGCGGAGACCCTGAACCTATGGGACTGAGTATGGAAAAAATTACCACGTTTATCGCCTACTGGCTGGCCGTGGGTCTGGCGTATTTCGGGGCAATGTCACCCGAAAAACTGGCGCTGTATGTAGGTAGTCTGTGCGCCATTTTTACGGCGGCGGTGAATTTCTGGTACCGGCGCAAAACCTTTCGTTACCTGACAGAAATGGGAATCGACAAAGGGGTGACCCGTGAGCTCAATCGTTAAACGTTGCAGTGTGGCCGCAGTGCTGGCACTGGCGGCACTGATGCCTGATTTTCGTCTGCTGAATACCTCGCCTGATGGTCTGGCGCTGATTGCCGACCTCGAAGGGTGTCGCCTGACACCTTACCAGTGCAGCGCGGGCGTGTGGACGTCAGGCATCGGCCACACTGCCGGGGTGGTACCGAAACGCGATATCACCGAGCGCGAGGCGGCGGAAAATCTGGTCGCCGACGTGCTGAATACCGAGCGCCGTCTCGCGGTCTGCGTGCCGGTCACCATGCCGCAGCCGGTTTACGACGCGCTGGTCAGTTTCTCTTTTAACGTCGGCACCGGCGCGGCCTGTCGCTCGACGCTGGTCTCTTACATCAAGCGTCATCAGTGGTGGCAGGCATGCGACCAGCTTACCCGCTGGGTGTACGTCAATGGCACTAAAAACAAAGGGCTGGAAAACCGCCGCGCGCGGGAACTGGCGTATTGCATGAAAGGAGTAACCCAATGAAAAAATATTTACGTTCCCTGATGTTCGATGCCCTGCTGGCACTGGTGCTGCTCTGGGGGCTGGCATCGCCGCAAAGCGCCGCCGTCAACTTTGTTGCCGCATGGGCGCTGTTTGGCAGTTTTATCTGCATTACGGCGAGCCTCGCCGGGGTGGTTGCTTATGAGCACTGGCTGCGAAATACGGGCAAAAGTATTCCCGTCAATCCAGACCTGATGAAGGTATTCCGCGCCGTCTTTTGCCGTAAACCCTCTCAGGGGCGTCGGGCATGGTCTCTCATTATTTTCTCTGTTACCACGGGCTGTCTGCTTGGGGCTGGCTGGATCCTTACGGCGCTGATTTACCTGATTTGTATGCTGACCTTTAAGGCCGTTCGCGAGACTTACCGCCAGCGCATTGAGGGGGCTGGTCTGTGTCCAGAGTCATTGTGATGTTTCTGGCCTCTGCGCTGGTGCTGGCTGTGCTCGGGCTGCTGTGGTTGCGCCATGAGAACGGCAATTTATCCCGCTCCTTTGAGACGGCAAACCGCGTCGCGAGCGAACAAAAGACGACGATTGGCATGCTGAAAAATCAGCTCAGTGTTGCAGGTCAGCTCGCCAGACGTAATGAATCCGCGCAGGTGGAACTGCGCGAACAGCTCGCAAAAGCCAGCGCAGATGCCAGCCGCCGTGAGCAGACGATAACGAGGTTACTTAATGAAAATGAAGCCTTTCGCCGCTGGTATAACGCTGCTCTGCCTGATGTTGTGCGTCGGCTGCACACCCGCGACGCCTGCGCCAGCGCCGGTGATTGTGGTCAGCGGATGCCCGAGGGTGAGCCTTTGCCCGATGCCGGGAAGTGACCCGAAAACCAATGGTGACCTGAGCGCGGATATCCGCCGCCTTGAGGGCGCGCTGACCGCCTGCGCGCTGCAGGTCAAAACCGTCAAACACTGTCAGGATGAACTCGATGCAGAAGCACAAAAGCCTGCGCAAAGCGCTGATTAACGCCGTGCCGCAGCTCCGAAACAACCCCGATATGCTGCGCCTGTTTGCCGACAACGGCCATACCGATTCCCGACTGGCGAGCTCGCTGTCGTTTGAAAAGGTGTATGTGCTTAACGTGGTGGTGACCGACTTCACCGGCGACCTCGATTTGATATTCGTGCCGGTGCAGGCGTGGCTGCGTGAACATCAGCCGGACATTATGACCACCGACGACGGGCGGGAAAAAGGATTCACCTGGATTATTGATATCAATAACGACGATTCGCTCGATATCAGTATCAGCCTGAGGCTCACCGAGCGCACGCTCGTCAAAGAGGTCGACGGCGCGCTGTATGTCAGCTATGTCCCTGAGCCGCCGCTGCCTGAGCCGGTAACGCGTCCGGTCGAGCTGTACGTTAACGGCGAGCTGGTGAGTAAGTGGGATGAGTGAGTTAACCGCGCTGCAGGAACGTCTTGCCGGTCTGATTGCCAGCCTGTCACCGGCGGCACGTCGGCAAATGGCGGCTGAGATTGCGAAAAAGCTGCGTACCAGTCAGCAACAGCGCATCAAGCGCCAGCAGGCACCCGACGGCACCCCGTATGCGGCGCGAAAGCGCCAGCCGGTGCGGAGCAAGAAAGGCCGCATTAAGCGCGAAATGTTCGCCAAGCTGCGCACTAACCGCTTTATGAAAGCCAAAGGCAGCGACAGTGCGGCGGTGGTGGAGTTTACCGGCAAGGTGCAGCGCATGGCGCGGGTGCATCAGTACGGCCTCAAAGACCGGCCAAACCGCAACAGCCGGGATGTGCAGTACGAGGCGCGCCCGTTACTCGGTTTCACCCGCGACGATGAGCAGATGATTGAAGACGTCATAATCAGGCGCCTCGGCAAATAGCTATTGTGTGAACCACCACCGGAGCCGCGCGAATTGGCGCAACTCCAGACCAGAGGCATCCTTGCACTATGAATACGTTATCCACGATACAGGAGCTCGCGCGCGCGATTCGCAACCTCATCCGCTCAGGTGTGGTGACTGAGGTTGATACCGTGCAGGGGCTGTGCCGCGTACAAAGCGGCGGGATCCAGACTACATGGCTGAACTGGCTGACCACCCGCGCCGGTCGTTCTCGGACGTGGTGGGCTCCCTCGGTCGGTGAGCAGGTGCTGCTGCTGGCAATCGGTGGCGAGCTTGATACCGCTTTCGTGCTGCCGGGTATTTTCTCCGACGATAACCCCGCCCCGTCTGCCTCGGCGGATGCGTGGCATGTGGTTTTTCCTGATGGTGCGGTCATTGAGTACGAGCCCGAGACCGGCGCGCTGACGGTCAGCGGCATAAAAACGGCCGACGTGACCGCATCGGAGTCCATCACCGCAACCGTGCCGCTGGTACTGGTGAAAGCCTCGACCAGTATCACCCTCGACACCCCTGAGGTGATTTGCACCAATAAGCTGACGACGGCGACGCTTGAGGTGCAAAAGGGCGGCACGATGAAAGGCAACATCGAGCATACCGGCGGGTCACTTTCATCTAATGGCAAGGTGCTCCACACCCATAAACACCCCGGCGACAGCGGCGGGCAAACAGGGGCACCGATATGACAGCGCGCTATCAGGGTATGAACCGAAATACCGGCCTCGGCATCAGCGACACCGAGCATATCAGCCAGAGCATGCGCGATATTCTGCTGACGCCGGTCGGCTCGCGGGTGATGCGTCGTGAATATGGTTCGCTTCTGTCGGCGCTGATTGATATGCCGCAAAACCCGGCACTCAGGCTGCAAATCATGGTGGCGTGCTATTCGGCTATCCAGAAGTGGGAGCCACGCATCAGGCTTACATCCATCAGCTTTGAGACCGGCGGCGCTGGCGAAATGTATGTCGATATTACCGGGATGCGTACCGATACCGGTGCGTCAGTTTCAACCACTGTTTCACTGAGTTAAATCACTATGGCAACCGTTGACCTGAGTCAGTTACCCGTTCCCGACGTGGTTGAGGAACTGGACTATGAAACCATCCTTGCGGAACGCATTGCGACGCTGATTTCGCTCTATCCCGAAGACCAGCAGGAGGCTATTGCCCGGACGCTGGCACTTGAATCGGAGCCGATTGTTAAGCTGCTGCAGGAAAACGCCTACCGAGAAGTTATCTGGCGTCAGCGGGTGAACGAAGCCGCGCAGGCGGTGACGCTGGCCTATTCCGCCGGTAACGACCTCGACGTCGTGGCCGGTAACAATAATACCGAACGCCTGACCATCACCCCGGCGGATGACACCACCATTCCGCCGACACCTGCCGTAATGGAATCCGATACCGACCTGCGTCTACGCACGCAACAGGCGTTTGAGGGCTTGAGTGTGGCGGGGCCGGTCGGCGCATACGAGTATCACGGTCGCAGCGCTGACGGGCGGGTCGCTGATGTTTCGGTCGCCAGTCCGTCGCCCGCCTGCGTGACGATTACTGTGTTATCCCGTGAGGGTGACGGCACTGCCAGCCCTGAACTACTGACGATTGTTGATAAAGCGCTGAATGCAGAAGATGTGCGCCCGGTGGCCGACCGGGTGACCGTCCAGTCAGCCGAGATTGTGCCATACCAGATTGACGCGACGCTCTATGTTTACCCCGGCCCCGAGTCTGAACCCATCAGGCAGGCGTCAGAGCAGAAGCTGCAGAGCTACATCAGCGCGCAGCACCGCCTCGGGCGTGATATCCGTCTGTCGGCCATTTACGCGGCGTTGCATGTTGAAGGTGTCCAGCGTGTCGAGCTGGCATCACCGCAGGCCGACATTGTGCTGAGTAAGTCGCAGGCGTCGAACTGCACCGAGTACCAGATAACTATCGGGGGCTCGGATGAGTGACCGGCTGTTACCCGTTGGTTCGTCGCCGCTGGAGGTTGCCGCCGCTGCCGCGCTCTCTGAGATTCAGCGCGTGCCGGTACCGCTGCGCACTCTGTGGAACTGGCGCACCTGCCCGGTAAACCTGCTGCCGTATCTGGCGTGGGCGCTGTCGGTCGACAGGTGGGATGAGAAGTGGCCGGAGGCGACAAAGCGCAGCGTCTGTGCGTCCTCGTTTTTCGTCCATCAGCACAAAGGCACCATCAGCGCATTGCGGCGGGTGGTTGAGCCGCTCGGCTTTCTGATTGAGGTGCGCGAGTGGTGGCAGCTCGACGAGGAGCCAGGCACATTCCGCCTTGTTGTCGGGGTGCTCGACAGCGGCATCACTGACGAAATGTACCAGGAACTTGAGCGCCTGATTGAAGACGCCAAACCGGCAAGCCGTCACCTGACCGGGCTGGCTATCAGCCTGAGTGCAACCGGCGAGCTGTATGTCGGCGCGGGATGCTACGACGGCGACGCGCTGACCGTTTACCCCTACACCCCCGAGGAAATTGTCGTCGGTGGTGAATATTACCCGGCCTCGGCCATCCATTTGATTGATAACCTGAGAGTGAACGCATGACCGCAAAATATTTTGCCATTCTGACCAATCAGGGCGCGGCGCGGCTGGCGAACGCGGCGGCACTCGGTACCAAACTCAACCTGACGCAGATGGCCGTCGGTGATGCGAATGGTACGTTGCCGACTCCTGACCCGGCGCAGACGAAGCTCATTAACCAGAAGCGCATCGCGCCGCTGAACCTGCTGACCGTTGACCCGGCCAATACCAGCCAGATTATCGCGGAACAGATTATTCCCGAGAATGAGGGCGGTTTCTGGATCCGCGAGATTGGTCTTTACGATGATGACGGCATCCTGATTGCCGTGGCGAACTGCCCTGAGACCTACAAGCCGCAACTGCAGGAGGGAAGCGGCCGCACGCAGACCATTCGCATGATTCTGATTGTATCGAGCACGTCGGCAATCACCCTGAAAATTGACCCGTCGGTCGTACTGGCAACGCGTCAGTATGTCGATGATAAGGTTATCGAGGTGAAAGCCTATGCTGATAGTCTGCTGGCCGCACACATCGCCGCCGCTGACCCGCACGAGCAGTACCTCAAAACGGCGGATATCGATAAATATATTCCGGTGGCTTTCCCGCTGCCGTGGCCGCAGGCAACCCCGCCGAGTGGCTGGCTAAAATGCAATGGTGCAGCCTTTGACAAGGCGAAATACCCAAAGCTGGCTGTCGCTTATCCTTCCGGTAACCTGCCTGATATGCGCGGTGAGTTTTTGCGAGGCTGGGATGATGGTCGAGGTGTCGATTCAGGGCGTGCATTACTTGCATGGCAAAAAGGGACATTGGTAGGCGGGAGAGATGATAATGATACCGGGCTGGATATCTCGTATATGAGTAACGGCACCACGGTTGATTATGGCGGTGATAAAATCCTGTCCGCGAGTTACCAAAGTGACAGCCTCTGGTACATGGATTTGGGGACTGTAACCAACGCCCAACGCAGGACGGCAGTCCTTAAAGATGGGTTCTTCAATGTAACTCGTCCGCGAAATATCGCATTCAATTACATCGTGAGGGCTGCATAATGGCGAAAGCAACATTGAATAAAAGCGGTATTGCCACTAAAGCCGGTGATGCCACTGTTTATAACTACGATGGTGAAACGCGCGAGTATCTGTCGACTTCTGTCGAATATCTTGCAGTGGGGGTGGGTATTCCTGCCAATTCCTGCACCGATGAGCCGGTCGATGAAAAGGCGGGGTTTGCCATTTGCCGCACGGTCAGCTTTGACGGGTGGGATTATGTTATCGACCACCGGGGCGAGTCCGTGTATGACACGGAAACCGGCCAGTCTGTCGAGATAACCGGGCTCGGTGATTATCCTGATAATGTGACCACCATCGAACCGCTGACGCCTTATGACCGCTGGAACGGCAGCGAATGGGTTACGGATGCGGATGCGCAGAAAAGCGGTCAGGTTGCGGCAGCAGAACAGAAAAAAGCCTCATTGCTGGCCGAAGCGCAAAGCACAATCAGCCTGTGGCAGACCGAGCTGCAGCTCGGCATCATCAGTGACGATGACAAGGCCAGCCTGATTACGTGGATGAAATACATTCAGGCGCTGAACGCGGTCGACACCTCCACGGCACCGGATATCGAATGGCCGCTTAAGCCAGAATAACGCAGGGCGGGCTGATGCCCGTCTTTTTTATGATTTGTTTATGTGCCATCCGCCACCCATCGCCGACAAATAGCCCCTCACCAGACCAGCCAGGACAATAACACTCGCCCACTAACCACGGAGTTAACCGGATGAGTGATTTACACCACGGCGTGCAGGTGCTTGAAATTAACGACGGCACCCGCGTCATTTCCACTGTAGCAACCGCAATCGTCGGCATGGTCTGCACGGCCAGCGATGCGGATGCCGAAGCATTCCCCCTCAACGAACCGGTACTGATTACCAATGTGCAGAGCGCCATTGCGAAAGCCGGTAAAAAAGGCACGCTGGCCGCATCTCTGCAGGCTATCGCCGACCAGTCAAAACCCGTTACCGTTGTCGTGCGCGTTGCCGAAGGCGTCGACGATGACCCGGATGCAGCTCAGGCGCAGACCATTTCTAACATCATCGGCGGCACGGATGAGAACGGTAAATACACCGGCATCAAGGCGCTATTGACTGCCGAAGCGGTCACCGGCGTTAAGCCGCGCATTCTCGGTGTGCCGGGTCTTGATACGCAGGAGGTCGCAACCGCACTCGCGTCGGTCTGCATCAGCTTGCGCGCGTTTGGTTACGTCAGCGCATGGGGCTGCAAGACCATTTCAGACGCCATCAAATACCGCGATAATTTCAGCCAGCGTGAGCTGATGGTTATCTGGCCTGATTTCCTTGCATGGGATACCACCGCGAACGCCACCGCAACGGCCTACGCCACGGCGCGCGCACTCGGCCTGCGCGCCTATATCGACCAGACTGTCGGCTGGCATAAAACCCTGTCTAACGTCGGCGTGCAGGGTGTCACCGGCATCAGTGCGTCAGTCTTCTGGGATTTGCAGGCATCTGGCACCGATGCTGACCTGCTCAACGAGGCCGGGGTAACAACGCTGGTGCGCAAGGATGGTTTCCGCTTCTGGGGTAACCGCACCTGCTCTGATGACCCGCTTTTCCTGTTTGAGAACTACACCCGCACCGCGCAGGTGCTGGCCGACACAATGGCCGAGGCGCACATGTGGGCGGTCGATAAGCCCATCACCGCATCGCTCATCCGTGACATTGTCGATGGCATCAACGCAAAATTCCGCGAGCTGAAATCAAATGGCTACATCGTGGACGGTGAATGCTGGTTCGACGAGGAATCGAACGATAAGGAAACCCTCAAGGCCGGGAAACTGTATATCGACTACGACTATACGCCGGTTCCACCACTGGAAAGCCTGACCCTGCGCCAGCGTATCACCGATAAATATCTGGTGAATCTTGCCGAATCGGTCAACAGCTAAGGAGCCTGAAACGACATGGCACTACCCCGCAAACTCAAATATCTGAACATGTTCAACGACGGCCTGAGCTACATGGGCGTTGTTGAATCCGTGACGCTGCCGAAGCTGACCCGCAAGCTCGAAAACTATCGCGGCGGCGGTATGAATGGCGCGGCTCCGATTGACCTCGGCCTCGATGACGATGCGCTCACCGTCGAGTGGTCTGTCGGTGGCCTGCCTGATGTGGCGCTCTTTGCGCAGTATGCCGCGCCGGGTGCCGATGCTGTGCCGCTGCGTTTTGCAGGATCATACCAGCGTGACGACACCGGCGAAATCGTGGCCGTTGAGGTGGTCATGCGTGGCCGTCATAAAGAAATCGACGGCGGCGAGAATAAGCAGGGTGAAAACACCTCGACCAAACTGTCGACCGTTTGCACCTATTACCGCCTCACGATTGATGGTAGCGACGTCATCGAAATCGACACCGTCAATATGGTCGAGAAGGTGAGCGGCGTCGACCGTCTGGAACAGCACCGCCGCGCAATCGGGCTGTAATTCCCTGACCGGTCAGCACTGCTGGCCGGTTATTAATCCCATTCAGAGCAGAGAAAAACATCATGGCAAAAGCACCACGTAAAACCCCTGAATTTGTTGATACGGCTGGCAAAGAAATTGACACCGTAAATCCGAACGTCGTGACCCTCGACAAGCCGATTAAGCGTGCCGGTCAGACGATTGATAAGGTCACCCTGATTGAGCCGAACGCCGGTACCCTGCGCGGCGTCAGTCTGGCGGCGGTGGCGCAGTCCGAAGTCGATGCGCTGATTAAAGTGCTGCCCCGCATGACCTATCCCGCGCTCACGGCGCAGGAGTTAACCGCAATGAATCTGCCCGATATGCTGTCGCTGGCCGCTAAGGTGATTGGTTTTTTGTCACCGGCTTCGGCGGAATAGATTTCCCGCCCGACCTGTCGACCGATGACCTGATGGCGGATATCGCAGTGATTTTCCACTGGTCGCCATCAGAGCTCTATTCCCTGAGCCTGACCGAGCTCATCACATGGCGCGAAAAGGCGCTACAGCGTAGCGGAAACCACAATGAGTAATAACCTGAGGCTTGAGGTATTGCTGAAAGCGGTCGACCAGGCGACCCGACCGCTTAAATCCATCCAGACCGCGAGTAAATCCCTGTCGGGTGATATTCGCAACACACAAAAAGGGCTGCGTGACCTGAACGGTCAGGCGTCGAAAATCGACGGATTTCGTAAGGCAAGCGCACAACTGGCCGTAACCAGTCAGGCGCTTGATAAGGCGAAACGAGAAGCCGGTGAGCTGGCCGTGCAGTTTAAAAACACCACCAGTCCGACCCGCGCGCAGGCGCAGGCACTCGAAGCGGCAAAGCGTGCCGCCTCTGAGCTGCAGACGAAATACAACAGCCTGAGAACGTCGGTACAGCGCCAGCGCTCCGAGCTGATGCAGGCCGGTATTAATACCCGTACCCTGTCTGCCGACGAGCGTCGGCTCAAAACCTCCATCAGCGAAACGACGGCGCAACTTAACCGACAGCGCGAGGCACTGGCGCGCGTCAGTGCGCAGCAGGCAAAGTTAAGCCGGGTGAAAGCCCGATACCAGTCAGGCAAAGAGCTTGCCGGTAATGTGGGGGCGGCTGGCGCTGCCGGGGTAGGGGTGGCTACCGCCGGGCTTTATGGTGCATCTCGCTTTATTGCTCCGGGTATTGGCTTTGATAAGCAAATGTCAGGCACTCAGGCAATTCTCGGGTTGAATAAGGGTGATGAAAAACTCGCACAAATCAGGAAGCAGGCGCGTGATATTGGGGCGACGACAGCATTTTCGCCGGGTGATGTTGCCCGTACACAAACTACACTAGCGCGTTCGGGGTATAAGGCTGATGACGTGCTGGCGGCGACAGGGTCAACAGTTAATTTAAGTCTTGCCGCAGATGTGGATATTGCCGAAGCCGCTGACATTATCACGAATATGCAGTCGGCATTTAATCTGCCTACAACGGAAATCCAGCGGGTGGCGGATGTGATGACCAAAGGATTTACGTCATCAAATACCGGACTCGTTGAGTTGGGCGAGGCAATGAAATATGTCGCCCCGATAGCTGAGGCGGCGGGGGCAAGTATCGAAGATACTACCGCAATGCTCGGCATACTGGCAGATAACGGCATCAAAGGGTCAATGGCGGGAACGGGGGCGAGCGCCATCTTTAACCGTCTGCAGGCTCCACTCGGTAAAGCCGTTGATGCTATCGCGGAGTTGGGCGTTAAAACCCGTGACTCTAAAGGCAACATGCTCCCGGTGGAGCAAATCCTCAAAGCCATTAACCTTTCATTTGCTAAAAATAAGCTGGGTACTGCTGAACAAGGCGAGTACCTGAAAGTTATTTTCGGTGAAGAGGCGATGAAAGGCGCGATTAAGCTGGTTGCTGCTGCCGGTGATGGATCTCTTGATAAAAAGCGAAATGAGATTAAGAACTCTGCCGGTACCACGGAGCTTATTGCAAAAATTCAAACCGATAACCTCGATGGGGATTTAAAAAACCTTCAGTCTGCATGGGAAGACTTGCAGATTGAAGTGTTCGAAAAAGAAGATTCTGCGCTACGTAAGTTAACCACATCGGCTACAGAGTGGTTAGGCACCGTAGGGGCGTGGACAAAGGCAAATCCAGAGCTGACTAAAACCATTTTTACAGTCGTTACCGGCGCGCTGGCTTTCATCGGTGTGATTGGCGCTATTGGGCTGGTTGCATGGCCGGTTATTGCTGGGATAAATGCCATTATCGCCGCCGCTGGCGTGCTGGGTACGGTCTTTACTGTTGCCTGTGGTGCCATTGTGACAGCGCTCGGTGCGATTACCTGGCCGATTGTGGCCGTCGGTGCGGCGATTGTGGCCGGGGCTCTACTCATCCGCAAATATTGGGAGCCCATCAGCGCATTTTTCTCGGGGGTGATTGAGGGCATCATGAGTGCCTTTGCACCGGTCGGGGAAATGTTCGCTCCACTAGCTCCCATCTTTGACGGACTCGGTGAGAAGCTGCGCGGCGTCTGGCAATGGTTTAAAGACCTAATTGCACCGGTCAAGGCCACGCAGGAGACGCTTGATAGCTGCAAAAATGTCGGCGTCATATTTGGTCAGGCACTGGCCTCTGCTTTGATGGCTCCGCTCAATGTTTTTAACAAGCTGCGCAGCGGTGTCGACTGGCTTCTCGAAAAACTCGGCATCATCAACAAAGAATCGGACAGCCTCGACCAGACTGCCGTCAAAACCAACGCCGCCACGCAGGGCAATTCCTACATCCCGGCAACCAGCACATATGGCGGCTATCAGGCTTACCAGCCAGTTACCGCACCGGCGGGACGCTCTTACATTGACCAGAGTAAAAGCGAATACAACATCACTCTGCCGGGAGGTGTTGCACCGGGGCATCAGCTTGACAGGCAGCTACGCGACACGCTCGAACAGATTGAGCGCGAAAAGCGTGCGCGTCAGCGTGCCAGTATGGGTCATGACTGAGAGGAATAAACGATGATGCTTGCGCTTGGAATGTTTGTGTTTGAACGCCGCACCCTGCCTTATCAGTCGATGCAGCACTCGAAGGATTACCGCTGGGCGTCTAATGACAGAGTAGGTAAACCGCCTGCGTATCAGTTTCTCGGTGAGGGGGAAAACGCGCTCCAGCTTGCCGGTACGCTTTACCCTGCTATTACCGGCGGTCGTATATCCCTGCTTGCTGTTGAGCTGATGGCCGACGAGGGCAGAGCATGGCCGCTTATTGAGGGAACCGGCAATATCTTCGGGATGTATATCGTCGATAAGGTGTCGACCACGCATACCGAGTTTTTCAGCGACGGCGCGGCCAGAAAGATTGATTTCACCCTTTCGCTGAAACGGGTCGATGAATCACTGACGGCAATGTTTGGCGACCTGAATAAGCAAGCCAGCGAGCTACTCGGCTCTGCCGGTAATCTGACTGATAAGCTGCAGGGTGTGCTCGGAGGGCTGACCGCATGATTACGGGCATGACCATTGACGCCGGTGCCAGCCTTGCACCGGCATTTATGCTGACGATGAACAGCCAGGACATTACCAGCAATTTTAGTGACCGGCTGATTTCTCTCACCATGACTGACAATAGGGGCTTTGAGGCTGACCAGCTCGACATTGAGCTCGACGACACCGACGGCAAAGTCGAGTTACCCCTGCGCGGGGCTGTGCTGACGCTGTGGCTTGGCTGGCAGGGTTCGGCACTTCTGAATAAGGGCGATTTCACTGTCGATGAGATTGAGCATCGGGGCGCACCTGATACCCTGACCATTCGGGCGCGTAGTGCAGATTTTCGCGGAACGCTCAATTCACGGCGTGAGGAGTCATGGCACGATACCACCCTCGGTGAGCTGGTCAGCACCATTGCAAAGCGCAATAAACTGACGGCCAGTGTCGCGGATTCGCTAAAAAAAATACCGGTACCGCATATCGACCAGTCGCAGGAGTCCGACGCCGTATTTCTGACCCGGCTGGCTGACCGCAATGGGGCGGCGGTGTCAGTGAAAGCGGGTAAACTCCTGTTTCTGAAAGCCGGTAGTGCGATGACGGCCAGTGGCAAGCCCGTCCCGCAAATGACCCTGACCCGCAGCGATGGCGACCGTCATCAGTTTGCCATTGCTGACCGTGGTGCTTACACCGGCGTAACAGCAAAATGGCTGCACACCAAAGACCCGAAGCCGCAAAAGCAAAAAGTGACGCTGAAACGTAAGCCAAAAGAGAAGCACCTGCGCGCACTGGAGCACCCGAAAGCAAAGCCGGTCAGCAAAAGGGCAAAGGCCAAAAAAGAGCCGGAAGCGCGTGAGGGTGAGTATATGGCCGGTGAGGCTGATAACGTGCTGGCGCTGACGACAGTCTACGCATCAAAGGCGCAGGCAATGCGCGCAGCTCAGGCTAAGTGGGATAAGCTGCAGCGAGGCGTTGCGGAGTTTTCAATTACGCTGGCGCTTGGTAGGGCTGATTTATTCCCTGAGACACCGGTGCGTGTGTCGGGCTTTAAGCGTGTCATAGACGAGCAGGCATGGTTAATCAGTAAAGTGACTCACAGCCTGAATAATAGTGGCTTCACGACGGGCTTAGAGCTTGAGGTTAAGCTCTCTGACGTAGAGTATAAAGCGGAAGATGATGATGGGTAATTGTAATTTATCTATTTGTTATATAAGGGTTTGTTGGGTAAAATCAACGCATCAGCCAAACCGTTGAGGTGCTTAATATGTTTCATTGCCCGTTATGCCAGCATGCCGCCCACGCACGCACAAGTCGTTACATGACCGATACGACAAAGGAGCGTTATCACCAGTGTCAGAACGTGAATTGTAGTGCCACGTTTATCACATTTGAGTCGGTGCAGCGTTACATTGTTAAGCCGGGTGAGGTTAATGCCGTCAGGCCGCATCCGTTGCCATCAGGTCAGCAAACTATGTGGATGTAATCTCTATCAGAAAGCCCCTCAGTCGAGGGGTTTTTTGTTTGGTGTTTAGCGGGATAGGTCAATACAAATGAGTCCTGGAAAGCATAATCACTTTTGCTCTTTCGGTACTTTCTTTCCCCATTTCGTCACATGTTGCTAATGGTTTTTCGAGGACATACCCCATTGCTTTGTGTTTGTTCAGTACGTGCAATTCTTTGGTTGTTTTCATATAGCCATTCGGTACATCTTTTGTCCAAACATCCATACAAATTCCTGAGCTTATGACTGCATCATAAATTTCAGGTGTGACTTGGTTTGCGTCAAGAACGATAGTGGCGACATTATTATTTTCTTTTATTTCAATCGGTTGCCATAACTTTAGCTGTTTTTGCAAGGTTTTTACGTTATTCGTTTGGGCGTGGGCGCTGATAGACAGAAGAATGGCGACGGTTGCAATTGCCGCTTTGAAGTTGAGCATGGAACATCCTTATTAAATATTGGGTTAAAAGTTGTTTATAACCCCTGCTGGATGAAAAAACAAAGCCCCTGACGGGCAGGGGCGTTTTAGTCAATGTGGACGCTATGTGGACAGCGGATGATATAAATCCATTTATATCATTATGTTAGGTGGTGTTTTCTGACACCATCCCTGTCTTCCCCCACATGATGTGGGGGTTTTTTTTATCAGGCACTTAGAAAAAATCCCTTATAAATCAATCCTCCTTGCAACAGCCATAAGCAGTTACAAGAAGGATAAAGCGCTAAGGGTGTAGACAAGATGTAGACAACATTGTCACACCATCAGCCCGCCGCCAAGAGGGTTTAAAGTTACTGCGTGTTGCAGGTAATCAGGTGCAAGGTGAGCATAAACCATCGTCTGTTGTATGCTGGCGTGCCCCAGAATTTGCTGTAACGCAATAATGTTCCCCCCGTTCATCATGAACCAGCTTGCAAATGTATGCCGAAGCACATGCGTGGCCTGCCCGCGTGGTAAATCGGGCTTAACCTGTCTGAGCCGTTCGCAGAAGTTTTCATAGTCAACTTTGAACAATGGCCCGGTGTCGCTGGTCTTGATCTCTTTCTCCAGTTCTTCCGATATGGGAACCGTGCGCTTTTTCCCGTTTTTGGTCTTAAGGAACGTCACGCGCCCGTGATTAACCTGCTCACCTCGCAGCGTGCTGCCTTCACCCCAGCGTGCGCCAGTGCTGAGGCATAGCAGTGCTACACGTCGATCGTCGCCGGTCAGAGTATCCAGCAATTTGCTGATCTCTGATTTGGCGAGATAAGTCATAGCTGGCGGCGCTTCTTTCAGTGGTTCCAGACCCTTACAGGGGTTTTCCTTTCTGAACTCTTCCAGCTTTATCAACGTGCTGAACATCCCGGACAAACGGTAAATATCCCGGTTGATCGTTGCTGCGCTGATACCGTCTTCCAGCCGTTGGCTTCGGTGCTGTGCAATCATTCGCTTGTTCAGTCGGTTAACGGCTGGATCACCAAGCGCCCTGATTGTTTTATTCAGGTGCCGCTTTTCAATCTCGCCATTTTCCTGAGTCTGTCCATATAGCAGCCACCAGGTATCTAACAACTCGCTTAAGGTGCGGCGGTCAACGCTCGCGCCCAGCCATTCTTTTTTGTCGGCGTTGGCTAATACATAACGCTCAAAAAGAACTGCCTCTTGTTTCTTCTCAAATCGCCTGCGGATACGTTTTCCGTTACGTCCGCGCGGCCATACGTCCACTTCATATTGACCACCTTCGAGCTTCTTAATCGACATAAGAAAGCCCTCCGGCGTTTATTTCCCCATCCTGATAACAGATAGTGAAAATGTAATGTTTATAAACAGTTAACCAGTTTGTTTCTCGGAGCGGTCTGATCCAGTTGACTCTGGCCCAATGTGTGCGAGGGCCGGTGCGATTTGACCAGCTTGAGGGGCGGTCTTATCAGTCATAAGCCAGAGCGTGTATTTTGCGAAACGTGAATGCTGAGTGATCTTAAGCAAGATATCGCTACCAATACTCTCCACTCTTCCTGTCTCGTAATACTTCTGCGTGCCAGCAGGTATTCCAGTTAATTCAAAGAATTGCTGCCTTGTTAACCCCTCCGCATCCCTGATAGCTCTGATTTTTTCACCCACGCCGCTTGACGGGGTAGGGATCTCTACCATAACATTCTCCTTAAGGGTGGTAATCTCTACCATGAGCAACCGCCAATATAAGCAGTTACAAGCCGAAATAAGCGCCTAGCGCCGATGGGGATTATGACACATGACAGAGAAAGAGTTAGAGGGGTTCATTGAAGTGCGTCACGCCGTTGACGCGGTTCCATACCCTAAATTTGCCGAGTTAATCGGTAAGAAGCCCGCCACGGTTAAGAGCATGATTGAAGACGGTAAGTTGCCGATCATTCCGTGGAAGAACCCGGAAAGCCTGGGCGCCCGTGCTGAGAATTGGATCTATATTCCTGAGTTCAATCGTGCAATGCGTGACGCCTACTACAACCGTCCGAGAGAGCAGCGCGACGCTTGGTTGCTGTGGATCGGTCTTTGAGGTTATCGCGATGAGCCAGAAAACAGCCAACCACGAAAACCGGGTGCGTGAATGCAACGACATTCTGGACACCCATTTAAAAGATATGCAAACGGGATTCATGATTCGCACCAATAGCGGCGAGTTTATGATCAGGGATAAAAAGCTGATTAAGAAAATAACCAAAGACGTGGCCCGCCATGTTGATGGTAAATTGCTTAAATTGGGAATGTGAGGGGGCTTTTGTGGCTGTGCAATTAATACAGTTAAGTCGTCATTCATATTTATATCGTGGCTTCACTATTCAGAAATGCCCGCGTAATCCATTTACGTTTAAGCACTCTTATCGTATTTCCAGCAATGGTGATTATTACGGGCGTGACTTTGCTTTAGCGGAAGCCATGCGCACGGTTGACCAGATGTATAAGCAAGGGGGCAGTGATGCACGATGAAGGCCCATCACTGGCAAGCCTGCTTAAGCACGGGTGCCAGGTCACACACTTCAAGAACTCACGCGGCTGGCTGGAAACGCCGGACGGAAGATTTTTTAAGCCCGAACCGGCGAAGGTTCAATTTATCAAAGGTAAAAATAAACCGTTTATTTATACCCAAAGAATAAATAAAGGATTCCTGCTTGCACTGGCTGAATTATTTAAAAAGCTAATTAAGTAATTCGGTTTTAAAAAATCAACTCTATTTTCTCCGCCTCTTTATTAAGTGGCGGCGGTTCAACTCATTCTTTTTTGAGGAAGAGATAATGACCAGACGTGATCAATATAGCTTCATTTTGCATGTTCTTTTACCTGCTATCGAAAATGAAGGTTTAACCATTAAAACCCGCCGTGATGGCGAGTTAACCCTTTCTGCCAGTGGGTCAGTAACCACCAATTTTATAAGCAATCTGCGCCAGCACTGCATTGAAGAGTTGCAGCGCCCTTCTATTCCAGCTTCCCATTACGGAGTCCTGTAAAATGATCCGCCCGTTCATCAAATGGGCAGGGGGTAAAACCCGTGTCCTTCCTGACCTGCTGCCGCACCTTCCTAAAGCCGACTGCCTGATCGAACCGTTCGTAGGCGGCGCATCGGTATTTCTGGCGACTGAATACCGCCGCTATGTGCTGGCTGATATCAACCCGGATCTTATTAACCTGTATCGGGAAGTCACCCGTTACCCGGACTTAGTGATCGATGCGGCCCGCGAACTGTTCAACAGTAAGAACAGCCCGCAGGGATACAACGAAGTCCGCGCCGCGTTCAATAAGCAGGTGGGTACGGTTAAAAGCGGTGGGTTGCGTTATGGCGCTGAAATGGCGTGCATCATGCGTGCTGCTCAATTCCTGTATCTGAACCGCCACGGTTATAACGGCTTATGCCGTTACAGCCGTAAGACCGGCTTTAACGTGCCGTTTGGCAAGTATAAGAGCGTCTACTTTCCTGAAAATGAAATCCGCCTGTTTGCCGAAAAGGCCAACGATACAAAGGCAATATTTCTTTGCGCGCCGTTCCAGCGTTCTTTACAGGTCGTCACGGGTGGCGATGTTCTCGTTTACTGCGATCCGCCTTATCTGCCTGAGAGCAAAACAGCGGACTTCACCCAATACCATACCGAACCATTCACGGAAGACAACCACCGCCAGTTAGTCCAGGCACTGCTGGAAGTTAACCGTAAGCATGGCGTGAAGGTCGTCATTTCAAACAGCGACACCGAAGCCACCCGCGCGATTTATCAGCCCTTCAAGATGCACGAAATCAGCGTACAACGTTCCGTCAGCACCGACAAAGACAACCGCCAGAAGGCCAAAGAAGTGATCGGCGTGCTGACTGTCTGCGACTGCTGCGGGCGTTACGGCGGCGGTTGCCCTGATTGTGGCGCCGTGATGGGTGATGCGACTTACAACGCGATGGTTGCGGCGGGCACGTTTGACGATCTGGAGGCTTTTTAATGAATCTTACAGACGCCTGGATCGTTGAAATCATAAGCGTGAGTCGTGGCGAGATTGCGCCGTATTGGTTGGTTGAGGCGAAAGTAACAGCTTATGGAAGGGAGTCAATAACCACAATTCTGAAGAAATCAGAAGAGGAAGCCAAAGCCGTTAAAGTAGGGGATGTAGTTCAAATATGACCACGGAAACCCGTGGCCGTCGCGCCCCTTCTCCACCTCCACCGTATCCGGGTAGCACTGACAATGCTATCCCTTACGCTTATGGGGGAAACAAACCATACCAGCCTATTGGCGTTGATGTCGCGCCGGGGCTGGATGGTTTCGACTATCTCACGCCGGACGGCAGGCGTAAGCATATTGCGTTCAGTGAACTGGTAGCGGAAGACGAAAAGCCGGAGCGCAGCAAGCTGCTGCGTCGCCGTCTGGCTTCACTTCCGCAGTATATCCGCCGCCACTTTGCCGCGAAGCTGGATGCACTGGACGCGAAAGACCGCAAAGCGGCAGATCACTGGCTGGTTAATACCTTTGAGCGCCACGTATTAACGCGAATTGATAGCGTGAACAGTGTTTACCAGCCTGACACTATGATGCCCGGCATTCTGCTGCCAATTCGCGATCAGCTTTTCCGTATGCTCTGGGCAGGGAAGAAAGAGTTAAAAAGACTGGCTTATACGCTTGCCGATATCTTTACGAGCGAGTTTATACGCGAGTCCGATCACCAATTGGCACGCACCGGAGATCCTGAGTTCGCGGCGCTTTCTGGCTATGGCCGTATTGCGTCGCTGGCGGTGCATCTGAAAACGCCGATCCCCGGCTGGACGGCGTATTGCAATGAAGAACTGGAAGCGGAGGACGCGTTACGCGCGGTTCTTCGCCTTGAGTCACCGCAGTGGTGGTTAAACCGCCTGCGCCGTATCCATGCCCGGTGGCGTGAGCATTTGATGATCGCAGCGGGATACGTCCAGAAAAAATCTTCCCCATACAGTAGCGCCCCGTGCCTTACGGAATGGCTGGCCCAGAAAAAGGCTAACCGTGAATACCTCAAGGCTATGGAACTGGAAGATCAGGACACGGGCGAGCGCATTTCACTGATCGATAAAGTCGCTGGCAGTGTTGCCAATCCGGCCAACCGTCGCCGCGAACTCATGACGAGAATGCGCGGCTTTGAAGATCTGGCGAAGCTGGAAGGGCTGGCCGGTGACTTCTACACGCTGACAGCACCTTCCCGTTACCACTCCAAGCAGCATAACGGGCGCCGCAATAATAAATACTGTGGCGCGTCGCCGCGCGAGACGCAGCAATATCTTTGCAAAGTCTGGGCGAGAACCCGCGCAGCGTGGAAGAGAAAAGGGATCCGCGTCTTTGGTTTTCGCGTGGTCGAACCGCACCACGATGCAACGCCACACTGGCATTTACTTCTTTTTATGCGCCCGGAATGCGTCGAGCAGGCGCGCGAAATCTTCCGTAAATATGCCCTGAAAGAAGACGGCAACGAACCGGGAGCGCAGGAAAACCGCTTTCAGGTTGTGCCGATCGACGATGCCCACGGCAGCGCAACCGGCTACATAGCGAAATACATTTCGAAGAATATCGACGGCTTCGCGCTGGATGGTGAGAAAGACGACGAAACCGGGGAAGACCTGAAAGAAATGTCACTCCGCGTTAGCGCGTGGGCATCGCGCTGGGCTATTCGTCAGTTTCAGCAGATCGGCGGTGCGCCGGTCACGGTATATCGCGAACTTCGCCGCCTGGGCGATCGCGAACTGGTGTTACACCCTGAACTGGAAACCGCCCGGCAGGCCGCTAACGGTGGCGAATGGGATAACTACGTATTAGCCCAGGGTGGCCCATTGGTTGAGCGCGATAAGCTGCGCATCCGTCTGAATTATGAAACCACTGAAAACGGCAACGCTTACGGCGATAACGTCCAGCGAATCACAGGTATTTACTGCCCTATTACGGGCAATGACTCTTTGATCTTCACCCGCACCACTCAATACAAAATCGTGCCGAAGCGCCAGAGCGCTGACGGTGTGGCCGTTGACGTTGGTTTTTCAGGCGGCAGCGCCGCCCCTCGGAGTTCTGTCAATAACTGTACGCGGGATCCCGCGGCAGGTGCTGACGGTCTTGAACATGCCGATCATGAAGTGAGTGAGACGGTGAATTTTGATGCGCTTTCCCGGCAGGGAAAGAGGGAACTGGCGCAGAGGTTGAAAGAGGACTTGAAGCGAACTCGTAAGAAACTGTCACATCAACGGCAAGAAGGGTCTGGGCTGTCAATCAAAGAGAAACATATTCATGAGCTTCTTTCTTTACGCGGAGTTGATGCAAGCGCTGCAATGGTCAGATCGCTAATTGCTGGTTCATCTTTAGCCTGTGGGGATCAGGTAATGAGCGTAAGCAATGGGAAGTTAAAATCAAGTAGTCGCGCTGGTGCAGGAATAGGCATGCTGCCGACACAAGTGAAGGAGATAAAAGATAAAACTGTAGAACTTATCAATCGTTGGAAACGAGTATTGGCAGTATGTTCGAGTAAACTTACTGGATAGATTTTATGCTGATTATCCATACAGTAAAAAAGTGAGGATACTCTTTGAATAACGTTATTCAGAGTGGTAAGATTAGGCATTAATTTTCATTAACATAGTTACCAACTTATGTAAGTTGATGTTTTATTGGGGGTTTTATGGTAAATGTGCGGGAGGATGAACTTTTCAAACTCATCGAGCAAGGCATCAAAGGCAACGCAAATGCATTTACACTCCTATGCAGAAAGATGATTAACAACATCCGTAAAAATGATGAGACCTTAGCTTCTAAGCTGGCTTCGTTAGTTGCTGAGGGAACAGTATTGCGTGGGGCATCTAGTAATGCTCCTATGCCTGTGGATGGAGACTCCAGACGAAACCTTTTGCAGGAAACATCTGTCAACGCAATTGTTGAAGAACCTGTATGGAATTCGGATATCTCAAAGAAGCTGGAGTCAATTGTTAACGAAAGAGAGAATGCAGTTTCTTTGTTCAAAGCCGGTCTTGAACCTGTAAAAACGGTTTTACTTTCTGGCCCGCCAGGCGTAGGCAAAACAATGTCCGCACATTGGCTTGCTGCAAAGTTAAATTTACCTCTTTTAACATTGGATCTCTCATCTGTAATGAGTTCTCTTTTGGGAAAAACAGGCAATAATATTAAATCCGTTATGGATTATGCCAAAGAGAAACCATGTGTCCTTTTGCTTGATGAATTTGATGCTGTTGCAAAAAGACGTGATGATGACAGGGACGTTGGAGAATTAAAACGTTTAGTTACTGTACTCCTACAGACCATAGATGAATGGCCAGCGACCTCGCTTCTTGTTGCTGCGACTAATCACCCTGATATCTTAGATCCGGCTGTTTGGCGTCGATTTGAGCATATCCTTAAATTTAATATGCCATCAGTAGAACTGATAGATAGATATTTAGTTAATCATGATATTGAGCCTGAATTATCTAAAAAACTTGCACCATTATTAGATGGCATGTCCTTTGCCATTATTAACCGTATTTTGAATTTCTCCAAAAAGAATGAAGTGCTTAGAAATGTTCCATTTGAAAGTTCATTAATAGAGGCCGTAGTTACGGAGAGGGTTTCATTGGATGATTTTAGCGATAATGATCTCAATATAATTAAATATCATTTTGACGGTATTTCAAATAGGAAGATAGCTGAATTAGTTGGTGTTTCACATCCAACAATCGCGAATAAATTACAAAAGTGGGGGGTTAAATGATGGAAAGGAACTTACTTTTAGGTAACGGTCATGTTCTAACAAAAAAGGAACCTTTGCCTAAAGGAAGGGATGGTAAGCGCTATCCCTATACTCTTGAAGAAGTAAGGGAGCATTTAAACCCCGAGATTGATACTTTACTCTCACGCTTTCGCAGTTTGGATGATGCGGCTAAGCCAAGGGGTGAGAGTGTATTCAATTTAACTTTACACCCAGCGTTTTTAGGTAAAAGCTACTTTCCTGAAGGGTTGCTTAGAGCGACAGGTTTACGGGATGTCGGTAGCCGTCAGGTAATCATTCGCCCACGGAAAGCGGCGCGTCAGTCCGATCAGAATAAGGACTTAGTAACGGCGCAACTGTTTGTCAGCGGTGATGATGATGCCGTTATAAGATTTAAGGAAATTTTAAATTCCCCTACAGCTCCGAAGGGCGTACAAAAGGATTTGATCGAAATTGAAAGTGTTAGCTTTTTTGAAGGAAAAGAGAGAGCACGCAATTTTGAGCATGCGAAAAGTGATTTGATAAAATTTGAAGTGGTTCTTCATGCTGGGGTTGAAGACGATGATATCGTTAAAGCCTATATTAACTATGCGGCACAATATGGCGTCTCTGTTGATTACAAAAGTAAAATTCAAGTTGGTGGGCTGACTTTCATCGTTGCACACGCACGACCTGAAGATATGAAAAAAACCCTCGATTTTTCATTAATCCGCGTTGTGCGGCCGATGCCGTCTCTAAGGTGTACTCAGCCGAACATTGTCAGAAAGTTATCTAATATAGTTACACCGGAGTTCCCTAATTCTAAAGCTGTTCTTGAATCCGAACGTATTGCAATTTTTGACGGTGGCTTGGGGACAGCTGACTTAAGTAATTGGGTTACGGAATACGTGTATCCAGACACCAAAGAGACAAGCGGATTATTATTGCAGCACGGTAATGAAGTAACATCAACTTTCTTATTCGGACGTGTCGAGGAAAATGCACCTTCTTTTGAAAGACCGTTTATGAATGTTGATCATTATAGAGTTCTTTCACCAACATCAGGTGACAATGGCGATTGGGATTTGTTTGATGTCCTTAAGAAAATTCAGTCCGTTCTTGATAGTGGTGACTATAAGTTCGCTAATCTAAGTATTGGTCCTCATCTTCCAATTGGCGATGATGAGGTTCATGCATGGACTGCTGTTTTAGACCAAATCTGTGCTAAGCATGGGATATTACTTACTGTTGCTGTTGGGAATGATGGTCATGAGGACGGTGATGCAGCGAGAATACAACCTCCTTCCGATATGGTAAACGCGCTAGCGATTGGTGCTGCTGATCGTAGCGGTGAAAAATGGGGGCGGGCACCATATAGCTGTATTGGCCCTGGCAGAAGCCCCGGATTCGTTAAACCTGATGGTGTTATTTTTGGTGGAAGCGACGACGAGCCTTTTTACACTTACAACCCGCTGCTTGGTTCTATAGTCGGAGTTCAAGGAACCAGTTATGCCTCTCCATTAGCATTGAGAACGGCCGCTGGAGTTGCGGCTCTATCAGGAACCCCATTGAACACCATTGCATTGAAAGCGTTGCTTGTTCATCATGCTGAAACATCAAGAAAATATTCGCGTGAACATATCGGTTGGGGACGGTTTAGTGAAGATCCTAACGTTTTAATCGATTGTGCGAATGATACTGCTACAGTAATTTACTATGGTTCATTAGCAAAAAATAAATATTTAAGGGCACCGATCCCATTCCCCGATGTTCCCTTTGACGAAGCATTTGAGCTTACCGCTACTTTATGCATTCAAACCCCAGTTGATCCTGAACATTCAGTAAACTATACAAGGGCCGGTATGCAGGTAACTTTCCGTCCAAGATTCGGCCTTGACGATGCCGATACTGATGATTTCTTTGGTCAAAAAAGCCAGTATAAGACCGAAAGGGAGTGTAGGAGTGAAGGTCATAAGTGGGAAACTTGCTTGCACAGAAGCAAAAAATTCAGTGCTGATACATTATTAAGCGATCCAGTTTTTGATATACGGTATCACGCCCGAGATTCTTCGCGCCATGTTAAGGGGGTTTCAGCCCCTGATATGCAATATGCGATGGTAATAAGCGTAAGGGTAAAAGACTTTGATTTATATAATGTTATTCGCCAGCGATATACAATTCTAAATCCTATTCAACTGCGCACACAGATTTCTCTCGACACGTAATTTTCATGGCCGCGAAAGCGGCCTTTTTTCTGTAAATTTTTATGAATTTATATGCACGATAGTGCACAAATTTGCACAATTTTTTTGAGGCTATTTATACCCTTTCCGCCCTGTGGCGGCGCGGTCTGACCCCGGATCGGGAAATGCACAAAAAACGAAGCAAATGTCGTGCGCAGGTGACGGGGGAACAGCCCACGCGACGGAGGGTCGGGAGGTGATGCCTTTAATTGCCATTCTCCGGCCTTTTTCGCCTTCTCCGCGCGTTTTCTCATGTCTGGATGTGTTCAGGGTAAATTGCAGATTGCGCCTGCCAGAATGGCGCTCATGCGCTCTGAGTGAGGGGCGTTAAAGGTTGTGCTGAGTGGTGCTCAGTTGGTGGCCGTTCTTGCGAGGATTGAAAATTATTGAAGGAGAACCGCCGCAGGTTGTGCAGCGGTTGGATCGGGTTACTCGTCTTTGAGCAGAGCGTAGGGATTGAAGCGGATCACTTCCTGACCGAGCCAGTCATTGACGCCTTTCATTGCTTCCATCACAGGCAACATTTCGTTGATGGCAAAGACGCGCGCGGCTTTCTCAACATCACCGAGCGAGCCGTTGCCTTCCGGCATTGCGCCCATCAGTTGCGGCGGGATGCGGTGAGCGTCGCGGAGATCGTTGCGCGTTGCTGATTTGATGTTAAGAAACTCATCCTTTGCCGATATCTGGCTGAACGGCAATAGTTGCACGCCGTCTTTGCCGCCGCCCGGCGCGTGGATCAGCACGTTTTTGAAGGAGCCTTTCCCTCTGGCCTGTGACAGCGTCTTTTGCACCACCTTTATGCTTTCCTGATCCACCTTCTCCGAGCCGACATAGAGAATACATCCGGCGTGAGAGCCGTTGTCGTAATAGAGTTTGCGGAACTTATCGGCGGAATGTGACAGGCTGGCGGACAGAAGCGCCCCCATGTATTCCGGCATACCGTAGATTTCCTGATGAATGTCCGGGTTCATGATGTGGCAGACCTCGCCCGCCTTAAACTCGTATTCATCTTTCCACTGCCGGATAAACCAGTAGGTATCAAGATCGCTTCCCCGTCGCGTGTTCAGCGCCGGAACATGCTTAAGTTTTAGCGGCTCTCCCAGGTGATTAGACCGACGCTCAAGATAGGCATTGCCGAAGACGAACCAGTCCAGCGCAAACGCAGAGAAGGCCTGCCGCGAGAGTAACGGATGAGGGATATAGCACCCGGTCAGCACATTGCGTTTGAAGTAAAGCGCCGACTGATGCAGCGGGGACTGTGTGAACGCACGGGTTAACCCCTTCCAGTCTATTGGCGTCTCGTAGTACCGACCGTTATCGACGCAGCACATGCTGTCCAGCAGATCATAGCCGTCTGTTACTGAATATGGCCCGTCAAACGTGAAGGCGCTGAGCGCCGGATCGCTTCTGAGAGCGTCAGAGATATCAGGCTGTCCGGCACTGCCACTGCTGGCAGTGTGTTTGTTTTTGTAGGTGCGCTTCTTCATCAGAACTCCATAGCAAACCCGCCGCTGCCACTCTCCTGGCCCAACGGTTCGTTAATAATGGCGAGCATATTCGCCCAGGCTAAATCACCGTGGCTGACGCCGCGCGAGCGGTCAGTGTCATAGGTGATGAATCCGCCAGGCGTCTTTACCTTGCGAACAGAGTTAAATGCGTTGATCAGCGCGCGCTCGCTGCGGTCATATTCCCAGCGCCCGGCGCGGATCAGTTGTAGCATTTTCAACACCAGGGCGCGCTTTGACGTCATTGACATGGTGTAGGGCATTGCCATCGGGAAGAACTTCTTCACTATCTGGTAAACGGCCTCACCGTTACCGCCCGTCACGTCGATGCCGACATGCTGCACGTTGTATTTGAAGGTGAAGTTTTCGATAACTTTCGCCTGCTCTTCAAATTCAAGGCCGCGCACCTGTTCCGTTTCCACCGTGCGGAATTTACCGCCCGGCACCAGTGGCGGCACCACAACGCAAATCGCGCCGCTGTCACCGTTGCCGCTGCTGCCGTTGGCGTCATAACCTATCCAGACTGGGCGATTACCCATCGGTCTGGACGCGAAAGGCTTCCAGTCCGGCCATTCGTCGTAACCATCTACCCCGCAGCCAATCAGGGCGTTAAGGTTGAAGGCAGACTCGCCATCGCGAACGAACTCGCACATGTACAGGTTGCGGAATTCATCCTCGCTGTTTTCATCCTGAATTTCTTCAAGATCGGTATACTCCCAGCCGTGGTCTATCACATCCTTCAGGGTGACAATCTGACGCCAGGTTTTATCCGGACATAACAGCCCGCTGTTCAGCGTTTTCCAGCCCACATCAAACGCTTTGCGCTGTGCCTTCGGGCGTTTCTCATTCCAGCGATCGCCCGTCCAGAACGGATAAGCCTCATGGGTCTCACCTGACGGCGTGGAAAAGTAAGTACGTGTCAGCCCCTTCAGCGTTGCCATCGCACCCGCAACCTTTCGCAGGTTGGTGAAGTTGCTGACCCAGAAGAATTCGTCAAACTTCAGGTTGCCCGTATATGACTGCGCTGTTGCAGCGGACGTGCCGAGGAAATGCAGCTCTGCGCCGTTACTCAGTACGATTTTGTCACCGCCCTTAAGCTCAACGTCCACCTCTTCCGCCATCTTCTGAATGAATCCCCTGAACTGGTGCGCCTGACGGCGGGATGCAGACAGAAATATCTGGTTGCGCTGGTACGGGTATTTCACATCATCGCGCAGCGCATCAAGCAACGCCTCGCGTGCAAAGTACCAGGTTGCGCCAATCTGGCGGGACTTCAGTATCATGCGGTTTCGGTGGTGGCGTTGCTCATACCAGCCGCGTTGATGCCACGAAAGGGAATCAAGTATTTTCTCCCGCAGCGCGACGATCTGTTCTTCGGTGAAGTGGTTTTTCAGCTTGCGCTTGCGTGGCTTTTTGCCCGCGCCAGCCCCTGCCGGTTGTCCGGCAGACAGCTTTTTCAGTTGCCGGGTCAGCAGGTCAATCTCCTTGAAGTCTCCCCCGGTCTTATCTTTCTTGTCCGTAAGCTGGATGAGGCGCGCATCCATCGACTGGCTGACGCGCTGTACGGGCGGCGTTTCATCCCATTCATCGCGTTTCTTCCAGGCGTAAATTGTGTTCTGATTAATCCCCATCAGGCGCGCGATCTCCGCTGGCGGGTAGCCCTGCCAGTAAAGTTGTTTTGCCCTCTGACGTACAAAAGTGTCCTGTATCATCTGCCCTCCACCGTTTATGGAGTGAAGATTACCCCGCGCGCGATCCCGCTATCGCCCCCTTTATGGTCTGGCCTTCCTCCGACAACAAAACCTCGTTGAGACAGCAAGTTACGCTCTGCCATCATGGCCGTACAGAAACCACTCAACAGGATTATCGACATGGCTAGCGCAGCTAAACCAGCCCGTAAGAAATTCCGCGTTGCTGTCTCCGGTGCCACCGTTGACGGGCGTGAAATTCGCCCTGAGCACCTTCGTGATGCAGCAGCAAACTACAGCCCCGACGTGTACGGCGCACGCGTCAACGTGGAGCACTATCTTTCGCCGTTCCCCGGCAGTGATTTCGGCGCGATGGGGGATGTGACGGCGCTGAGTGCGGAAGATATCAGCGAAGGCCCGCTTGCCGGACGCACTGCGCTTTACGCCGAGATTGAACCTTCTGAGCGCATGAAGAAGCTGACGGAAGAAGGTAAGAAAATTTACTCCAGCATTGAACTGCATCCGCAGTTTGCGCTTAACGGCAAGGCGTATGTCATGGGGCTGGCGATGACCGATACCCCGGCCAGCCTCGGCACTGAGCGCCTGAAATTTGCCGCGCAGCAACGTCAGCAGGTTATGTCCTTCAACAATCAGCAGGGTGAAGCCCCGCTGTTCACCGATGCCATTGAGGCAGAAATTATCGAACTGGCTGAGCAGCGCAGCGATGAAGGTAAGCAGTGGTTCGGGCGCGTCATGGGGATTATCGGCAAAGGCCGTAAATCTGACGGTGAACAATTCAGCCAGGTGCGCGACGCCGTGGAGAACGTCGCCCAATCCCATGCCGATCTGCTGGACAGTTTTAACGACCTGAGCCGCGCCCGCGAGCAGGACAGCCAGGCTATCCAGAAGCTGACCTCCGATCTTGCCGCGCTGACCAGCAAGCTGGGAAGCACTGACGCCAATTTCAGCCAGCGGGAACCCGCGAGCGGTGGCGCTAACGCGCAACTGGCTGATTACTGATATTCACAAAGAGAGCAGAGAACATGGATAACAATACCCGCCAGCTATTTGATCAGTACATCGCCCGGCAGGCACAGCTAAACGGCGTTTCCACCGCCGCTGTCGCTGCAAAATTTGCCGTAGATCCGACGCGTCAACAGCGCCTTGAGCAGGCCGCACAGCAGGATGATTCTTTCCTGAGCAAAATTAACGTGTTTGGCGTCAACCAGCAGATTGGTCAGAAAGTCCTGATCGGCAGTAAAGGCCCGATGGCTGGCGTAAACAACAGCGTCACCAGTCGCCGCAACCCAGGCTCAAATCATTCAATGGAGCCGCTCGACTACATGTGCCGCAAGGTCAACTATGACTACGGCATCAGCTATGAACAGCTTGATGCGTGGGCGCACATGCCGGAGTTCCAGCCGCTGATCAGCAAGGCAATGGCCCGTCAGATGTCGCTCGATCGCATCATGATTGGCTTTAACGGCGTGAAGTACAGCGATCCGTCTGACCGCGCCGCTAACCCGCTTTTGCAGGACTGTGGCATTGGCTGGCTGGAAAAAATCCGTAAGGAAGCGCCGCACCGCGTTATTTCCAATGTGACGATCACCTCGCGCGATGAAGATAACAAGGTTGTAGCGAAAGGCACCTACGGCAACATTGGCGCTGCGGTGTACGACGCCAAAAACACCCTGATGGATGAGTGGCACAAGCGTAACCCGGATAACGTGGTGATTCTGGCGGGCGACCTGCTGACGACCAGCAATTTTTCAGCCATCAACGCGTTGAGCCAGACCAATCCGAATACCGAAATGCTGGCCGGTCAGTTGATTGTCGCGCAGGAGCGCGTAGGCAACATGCCGACCTTTATCGCGCCTTACTTCCCGGTGAATGGCGTGCTGATCACGCCATTCAAAAACCTGTCGGTGTACTACCAGCGCGGCGGTCTGCGCCGGACGATCAAGGAAGAGCCGGAATACAACCGTGTCGCAACGTATCAGTCTTCAAACGATGACTTCGTCATTGAAGACTACGGCAATGTTGCGTTCATTGACGGCATTCAGTTCGCCCAGGCTGAAGCGGCAGGCGAGTGACAGAAGCGGCGGGGGGGTTGCCAATCCATCC